TCGTGGGTTGTTGTTTGGTTTCTCCATTGAGTACCTATCCATTTATTAAGGTTAGTCAAGGGGTCATTATTTAAATTAGTGCTAATTAAAGAACTCTATAAAAGACCATCACTACCTTTAGTAATATCATCAATTTCATAGGTTGTTCCACCATCCCATTCAACAATTCCCTGCTGACTAAATTCTTTAATCCATTTCCAAACAGCATTCATCCAATGGTTAAAAGTTTGAAACGGTGGTTTTTCAGGTATTCCTCCAGGTGCCAACCACCCTTGTTCCTTGTGAGGGGTATCAGGTTCTACTGCGTTAACTCCTGTTATGTCCCATTCGGGTAATGTGCTTGGTTTTGCCATTGTTTATGTCCTTTTATAATATTAGTGTGGCGAAATTTCCGCCAATTTCTGAGTCTGTTAAACTCCCAAATCCTAAAGAAAAAGGATCATCCTTAAACCCAAACGGGGAGTCATTGTGCATTGACTTATAATCTGCCTTATCTATGCCTATCAAGATAGGAAGGAGAGGAAGAACTATAAGAACCTCGAAAGGTGTTAAAATTCTCCCTATCTCATAAATCGGCTTAGTAGTTTCTATTAAAATGTATCTAACTTTCGCACCGTCTAACGCAAATGATATCATTGAGATAACATCCTCATTGGTCATAGTAGTTTTATTAACTTGTATTTTAGCCTTAATTAGAGTTCTGTATAAACTGTCTCCAATAGGTTGAGCTGTAGAATTAAGACTTTTAAAGTTTCCACCTATATCTCCATCGTCTAAAGTTCCGAACCCTTGAGCATTTTCATCTGATAAAAAACCAAAAGCCCCTAAAATGTCCGTACTTGCTGAAGGTCTTTTTAGCCCTACTATCTCGCCTATTCCGTCAAGTTGAACACCCTCAGCAGTTTCTAGCCATCTATCGCTAAGTAATTGCTCTAAAGCTATTCCTGCGTCTTCTAGGTCTTTTATAAATGCTGTAATAGTAGCTTTTAAACTAGGGCTATCTTTGAACTGATACGCTAACCTACTAAGGGCATCATTTATAAACTCGGTCATGATACAATTAACTCTATTCTTGTAGTGTCATATTTAGAAATTTGTTCTAAGCCTATAGTGATATTACTTGTTCCTGTTGGACTCGCTGTTGTTCCTATTTTTAAATCAATAGAAGTTACTCCCACTACTGAATTAATAGGTGTGTAAAATTGACTTAACAAAACGTCTTTACCTATTCCAAAATTCGTACTTCCAAAAGTAACCATCGCTGCTTTAATATCATCTTGACCCGTTGCAGGGAAATTTGAATCTGTTGAAATTGTAAGACTAAAGAAAATATCTATTTCAGCAGCACGACTATAATTAATTTCTTGACTAAAACCTTGAGAGTCAACAATAATTTCCGTTAATGAACCGTGAGAAGCTATGCCTTGAGGATTATTCATCCATATAGTGTTAGCTATGTCTGCAACTTCTCCACCCTCTATAACTGTTAAAAAGCTGTGAGGGGGGATTCCGTTTGCGTCTGTTGCGTCCGTGCCGTTTGAGCGAACTAAAGCACTCGTTACATCGTCAAGGTCTAGCAGTTGACCAAACAAACTATCTGTTAAGTTCTGCCCTAAAGCCTGAGTTGATTTTTCTCGTCTCGCTCTAAGTTCTGCGTCTGTTTCTTCAGCTTCTCCAAGACTTGCATCATTAGGATTATTAACGGTGTCTAGCCCAAAAATAGGATTAGTTATAACTGTTATTGTTCCTGCGACTGCTTCAATTTGTCCAGAGTTTTCCGCTGTAGCTGTTAAGCTTGTAGCCCCTGCGATAGTTATCTCTGAGTCACTAAGAAAGACTTCTGAGGTGTCTGAAGTGCTAAAGCCTGTTCCTTGAGGAATTACCGCTCCATCTGTTCCCGTGACTGTTAGCGTTACAGTTGAAAATGTTGCCTCTTGTCTTTCAATCATCTGTTCCCGTGACTGTTAGCGTTACAGTTGAAAATGTTGCCTCTTGTCTTTCAATGCCGTTAAATTGAACTACATTTGAAAGTGCTGCACCTTGAGCAGTTGACGGATACATTGAAAGATAAACATTTTCCGCTAAATCCCAAATTAAGGCTTCTCTCTCTGAGTGTATTCCAACCATTTGACCAAAAACAGATTGAGGGATTAGAGTAATATTATCGCCAAAAATAGCGATTAAATCAGTTTCAATTTCTGCTTTAATATCAGCCTGTCTCTTTTTATTAAATCCACTTGCTGATAATCCAAACTCACTCATATTGTTACCTCGATACTTTCTGTAATTATTCCTGAACTGCTCATAACTTTAAAATCTACTCTTAGACTTCTATCTTCATAAGATAACTCAAACTCTAAAAGCTCTGAAACTGTTGGAACAGATAAAATTTCTTTTTTAAATAGTGCCGATATAGCACGAACAGATACCGCTTTTTTAAGGACATCTTGCAGATATGGAACTCCTGCCGTAATGTCTAAAAACCACTCGCCTTTAAAAAACTGTAAGCGTATGCCTAGTTCTTGTACTGTCTCTGTTTCACTTGTAGTTAATGCCAAGTCGTTTCCATCTAACACTAAATCGTGCTGATTATCAAGTAAAAAATCCATGTAATATTTTACCTATTTTTTGATAGCATCAATGACGCTCTGGAGTGCTAAAAAGTTTGCTTGATTATCTATGTTGTAAGTTCCTGCACTTGACCCACCTGTTACGGTTACAGTTGTAATGCCTAGTTCTCCAAGTGTATCACTTACAGTTTGTAGAACTTTACCGCCTGAGTTTTCAAGTTCCATTTTTCCATCAGGTGCGATTGATATTTTCCCTGTACCGTCTGAGGTTCTTATTTCTAAGTCTGTACCGCTTACGCTTGAGATAACTTTAGGGTCTGAATACATCATTGGTAAAAATAGAGCATCTGAATAATCGTGTGTCCTCGTGTCGTTAGGTGCTAGTAAGTCGCCTGACTGTCTCCATGCTTCAATAGAACGCTCGTTAAAGATAAGGACACCCTCATCCCCTTTAGTTATAGGAAAGGTTATTGCAAAGTCATTTACTCTTTGATACCCTATTCTAACACCTGTTATTTGAGGAATAAGAACTTCATCCCCATCCGAGAAAATACGCTTAATCGCTGGTTGCACATCAACGGTCTGTTTTGCTGCATTAAAAGATATTACTTGACAAGGTAAGGCGGTGTGAGTTTCTTTTAATGCTGCTTGTATGGCGGTTTTTATTACTTCTTCTAAATCAGCCAAGTTTAACCCCCTCTAATTCTGTTTTCCATTCCCCATCTCGTGAATCGCCTATATGTTTAATCTTTTGTATCTTGAATCTTCCTGTTATAGTCGGTGTTACTTCTCTAAAGAACTGATTACCCACGTTTATTTTTGCACTAATGGCGGTTATCTCCATTAGCCTACCTGTCTTTATTTCAGGTCTTAATAGTGTTGATACCTTAGCCCCTATTTCTGTTACTTCAGGGCTTCCTATCATTCCCGTACCTTGATTAATTAAATATGGGTCTGTGTCAATAATTGCTTTATTTTTTGGCACGGTGTCTAAAGTTCCATCATTTACAGAATAATCAAAACCGCAATTATCTGCAAGTAGGTCTAAGAACTCTTTAACTGAGCCACTCATTAAAGCGGTTTTTAAAATAGAACGTTTTTTACTAATACATTCTTTTATCCCGTCAAGCGATCCTGTGGAAACACCAGGTAATTGTTTAACTAATTCTTTAAAAAGAGTATCTGTAGTTGTTCCCTGCACAAAACTTTTGTTTATCTTGCTAGTTTCTAAAGCTTTAGCCCCATCCCCTGCAAATATTTCTGTTACCCAGTCAACACCTATTTTTTGGTGGTTGACATTTCTTAACTCTCCTTTGAATAGTAAGGCTTCTTTCCCCTCATATCCTGCGTATAAAATAACTTCTGAGTATTCGTCTTTTATTTTATTGCGATTAGTTTCGCTAAGGTTATATACAACTATTCGCCCTAAGTTAGGAAAGCCCACTAAAGATTTTTCTATCTCGAAAGAGATTCTTAGTTCTGAGGTTTCAATCCCATCCTCTCCACCAATAAAAAGGCGGTATGCTCTAAGAAATAGATTAGCCATTCACTAAATCCAAAGTAAAAAGAGTTATATTGTCTCTATTAGCATCGTTAGGGTGTGTCGAAATTAAATCAAAAGGAATGTTTGCG